CTTGATTGAGATCACGTTCGTTATTTAGTTCGTCTTTAGTAGCCACTCAAAATAGTTTATTATAAATAGGAAAGGCCCTTACTTCTGGGCCTTTGCTGTATAGTCTGCGCTTCTTATTGCAGGACCTTTAGGAGTACTACCTTTTAAAGTAGATTTACCTGAAGCTTTTTTAGCTGCTTCTGCTTCTTTTTCGTAAAAATCGTTAATTTTTCTAAAAGTAAACTGTCTTAACCATACTGGCATATTATAAATAGTATGGAAATCATAGCCTCCTTTTCCGTGAAAAACTATTTCATGTATTTGAGAAAATAAATTTACTTTATATTGCGAAGTCAGGCCAAAGAAAGGTAACTCCCAATGGGATGTCTACCCCCTCCTCTGGGCCATCTTCTGGATAAAATTTTAAATCCACATCTGGCTGTATACCGTTTAAGTGCTTTCTAAATGCTCTTGAATCTCTAGCTAAAAACTGCTCGTCTACAAAGTCTCTTATAAATTTTGTATCACCATTACCGTCTACAGCAATAATCATATGTTTTAATCTAGTAGAAAGATCAGGTGAAGCATCTTTAGTAATTTTTTTAATGCCCTTTATTTCTTGATCAACTTTAAGTTCATCCCCGTGAGAGAGAAGCTTATACGTTAGTTCGTTCTTTGTTGTAGGAAGAGTATATTTAAATTCATTTTTACCTTTAGATACAAGTTTTTCATCAAAAGGCTTATTTTCTATTTGGGTTAAGTCTACTTTAACCTGTTCGCCTTGGTATGTGAATTCATAATCAGCTCCGTAACCTAGAATTCTTGCTGCTACTAAAATAGCATTTTTATCTCCTACTAATAATTCATTATAATTAATTTTTTTGTCAACTATTAATGATTTTAGTAGTTTATCAATAACTATTCCTTTCTGAATATAGTTTTGATTAGTTAGAATATCTTCTTCTTTTGCTGTCATATACTTCATCTCTATAGTTCCAGAGGAGAGTATTGAATCTTCAGGGTAAAGAAGCCCTTTCGATGGTAAATCAACGATTTCTGTAGGGAATTTTTGTTCTGTGCTCATAAATTTTATTAGTTATAACTAGTCTTATATAAATATATGAATAAAAAATTTATTATACAACCTAAATTTCTGAAAAGAATAATTTATCTAGTATCTTTTTTTTATGGTCTAAGTTAAAAAATAATTCTCTGTTATGTAATGTATATTTATCCAAATTTTTATCTACCAAGTATTCAGCTGCCTCAACTACCTTTTTGTACCTATTTTCATCTTCAAAACTATCATAATCTACGTCTGGGTAAATAAAGCCTAGTTCCTTTAATGTTTTTATGTAATTTTTAGTACTATTAACAACGAAAGGAACTCCAAGCATTATAGGTTTATAAACTTTTTCGGTGATATGTATTTCATTTTCTTCAGAATAGTATGTTTCATTAACTATATCTAATTTAACTAACTTATACCAGTCGCTATTGAACCCATATAGACCTAACTTATCCTTTAACTTATCTTCTCTGCTTAAGACTACGTCGTTTTCTATACCTTTCTTCCTCAACTTGCCTATTTGAGGATAGCGACCATTTACTGATGATATCCAGCTGTATAAGGTATCTTTAAGTAGTTGTTTTTTGCTAAGTTCTAATAGTAACTTATACTTATACGGTCTCATTCTTCTATTAAGACATAAAAATTTATAAGTAGGTTTTATATCTGATTTTTTCACATAACTGCTGCATCTTAGTAGGGTTGTTATTAAAAACAAAGGAAAACAAACAACTTTTACTTTTAACTTATAATAATTAACTGGTGGAGTATGATTATTAGTAGCTAGTATTACTTTACTTATATCTATACCGCTACTTTCTAAACTTTCTATATAGTCGAAAAGATCTTTCCTATATATTGTACCTTCAGATGATGAGTCTATTATTAAAGTTACTCCTTGTTTTTGTAAACTTAATAATTTTTCGTTATATTGTTCTGTGAATATATTGGGTATAAAAGTTTTATACACATCTCCTTGGTATACTCCCCAATATTGGATTAAAAAATACTCATCTTTACTTTGTTTATTACGTAAAGACAAATCAGCAGTTAAATTCTCATATAGATAATCTAAACAGCTTTTTATTCCCCCATTTTTATCTTCATACCAGAATATCATAACTAAAAAAACCCGACATAAAGCCGGGTCTTAAATATACTTGGCATGTATTAGTAGTTAAGTACGCAGTAATCCATATCTACTGTTATGGTTAGTTCTGCTACTTCAGAGTTACTCCAATCGAAGTCTCCTTGGGACATTGATGTTATAAATGCTCCTTTAATTACCCATTCAGAAACGATGTCTCCTACTGGGCCTAGTACGTTTAGTGTTAGATCTTTCTTATAGAAGTCTGAATAACCAGCTCTACCGGTTACTGATTCGTATGATAGACGAGCCCAGTCCATTACTTTTTGAGCTCCAGAAGGTGTAATTGGATCATATAATGTCATATCCATTGTACCCCATTCTCTTTTTCCACGAATCTTTCTATAAGTGTTAATATGATCGAGTTTTATTGATTCATCCTCGAACGAGGGAGCAGAAACTTGCTTAATCATGAAAGATGGTATTGCATCGATATACATGATAAATCTATTCTGTACCTTTGGTTCAAAGGCCTGAAACATTACTTCAGAAGGTGATAATACTGCCATGTTTGTTTTATTTTAATATAAATATCTACTTTTTAAATTAAGCCGTAAATGTTGCTCCAGTAGGCTCGATTGTAAAGTCAAGAACTATGAATTCAACTGTCTTAGCTGGTTGAATAAATATCTGACCGATCAATTGATTTCTGTCGATTACGTCGGCTGTATTGTTTGACTCGTCCATTACAATTCTAAAAGCGTAAAGTCCTTGTCTTTGTACTACTGATTCTAGGAACGGATTAACTTGTGATAAGAAATTGTTTCTAGTATTAATAGTATTTTGTTCAAATACTAAAGTTCTTGATACATCGTTCACAAACTTCTTAAGTTCTATTAAGAGACGTCTTACATTTACTCTATCAAGTGCTGATTTCTTTTTCTGTAAGGTCTTCTGACCGAATACTGAAATACCAGCTCCTGGGAATGTAGCAATTGGGTTAACATTTGCATTATATAGAGTATCTCTTTGAGTTCTAGTTAATTTTCTTTCTGCTTGAATTACGTCTGAAATTCCTCCTCTAGTTAAACCTGCTGGTGCAAACCATGGAGCTGCTGCATTGTCTGTGAATGCATATACTCCTGGGATTACTACTGATGCAGGAATCCATACATTTTTACCTGTAGAAGATTGAGTCTGTAACCAAGGCCAGTAGGTTGCTGTAAATGAACTATTTACTGTACTAGCTGCTGCTGTTACGTTAGATACTGTAGCTCCGTACTGCTCAAGATCTATTACTGCTATAGTGTCTCCTCTAGTTTCTGCTAAAGAGATAATTGAATCTAATTGTGTTTTATGTGTACCGAAGTCATATATAAGACCTGGTGCTGATATAATATTGAAAGCATACTCGTCTTTATTACCTAGTAGAGAAATACTATCTACGTAGTTAGCTCCTACTAATCCCTGAGTATCTGTATTTGTAATATCACCAAAGTATTTATCTCCAGCATTTCCATTAGTTCCTGTTGCTCCGTGGAATGAACCAGACTGTGCAACTGGAAGAGATCCTGAATAAGATATGTTACTGTTGTCACTACCTACTGTTAAACCATCAGTTCCAACATAATTTAATGTTTGGTTATTAACTGCTGATATTCTTACGAAGTTAGACTGGTTAACAAATTCTCCAGTAGTTTGGATATAAACGTTTCCGTCTCCGTCTGTAGTTTTAGACTTAGTTTGGTTACCTACAACTCTTTCTATATAGTTTCCTGAGTTAGGATCTAAAGATAGGTCGTTGAAAGTTTCTAGTATTACTTTATTTTTAGCGCTATCATCTCCTCTTCGTACTGTTAAAGTAAAAGTTCCTGTACCGTTTTGTATGTTGGAAATTTCGTACCTTAAATTATCAGCTGATCCAGATTTAAGTGATCCATCACTATTTTCTGATCCAGCATCACTTGCTCCAGTTGAGTTATTAAAGATTGATCCTTTACCAACTGTCTCTAAAGTAAATGGGTTATTAAGCGAACCTGTAGCTGCTGTAATATCTGTACTAGAACCAACTGAGTAAGATCCAGAAGCTACTCTAGTAACTAATACTGATCCTCCTCCTTGATTGAAGTATGATTTTACTGCAAGAGACGTTAGGTATTCTTGTTTTGTCGAACCAGATTCGAATGTAACTCCGAATATACGTTGATATTGCCCGTATGAGGTAACCAGTGTTGGATCCTCAACTGGTCCTTTTACGGTAGGACCTAGGATAGCTGCACCAGCTTCTACGGCTGCTGGAGCGATAAAGGAAATATCATTTTCTCTGGTTAATACACCTGGGGAGATTAATGTTTCTGCCATGTTCTGTCAATTAGATTATTTTGTACATTAATAAATATCTTGATATATACGAAACCTATAAAGGTGAGTGTACGTATTCCTATATAAATAGGTAAAAGAACTGAAGAAGTGCTATATAGGTTTAAAAACTCCTGATATTATGTCTACTGTGCCTCTACCGTACTTTTTTTCTAGACCTTTTGCAACTTCTGATTCTCTTGTTTTAAGTTTAAAGTAATAATCTTCTGCTCTTTCTTTTCTTCTTTCGAGCTCTAATTTACTAATGTTAATCTTACCAAGTTCTTCAGTAATCATTCTACTGCTTTTATCTATACCTCTAAGTACTCCTATTTCTTCTTCAGAAAGTTTTAGTTCTTTATTCATTTATATAACGTTTTTATTAATATAAGGTTTAAAAATATTACTCAGCTCAGGAAAAGTCTTTTCAAACTCTTCTTTTCTATTTACATCTAAAAAATCATTAACTTTAAAAAATTTATTGAACGATTCAATAGGAGCTGAGTTTTTGTTCATGAATTCTACCGTAGTATACACTTGTTCTTTAACTTCTTGTAAATCTATTGACTCTGCATAGCTCATTAATTTTTCAGTTATCTTACCTTTAAAGTTATTAGGTATACATTTAACTGAATAGTAGAGTGGCCAACTAACTTGATTAAAGAATAACGGCATGTTAGGAAAAGTTAAAGTAAAAAAGTCACTTACCTCTCCTAAATCTAATATATTAAGGACTGACACTGTAACACATATGTCTAACCTATAGTTAAGTTTATCTTTAGTGGCATCATTCCACTTATTCATATTTTTAAGTACTTCTACCCAGTCCCCATGATGTCTAATGTAATTAAACTTGTCCTCTATTCCATCAATACTAAAACTAATAGTAGTATGTTTAAATTCGTCTAGTATTTTTACGTATTCTTCACTAAATATAGAACCGTTAGTATTAAAATGAAGTCTTATATTTTTACTATAGCCCATTCTAATTAACTCTTTAAGAAACTCCCATTGTTTTTTTACTAAGAAAGGTTCTCCTCCGTACATATCTATAGTTTCTAATGTTGGAGCTACTTCATAAACCGATTTCCAGAATAGACTATCATCTTCATAACTTTTATACATTTTCTTAACGTACGAATTATACTCTTTATCTGTTTTGTCGTCGAATCTAAGTTTTTTATCTTCCTTATACCATTTTATACTAGCTTCTATACCGCACATACGGCATGCAAAGTTACAAGTGTTACCTAAATTAAGCTCTAAAAACCTTACAGTATTAATTAATTTTTTCTCTCCAAAATTTCTAGTATCTCTTATTCTTTTACTTTCAATACCTGCATCTTCTTCTTTCCAACATCTTGTACATTCAACCGGTCTTTCACCCTTGTTAAATTGTTTTCTTAAATCAGATAAAGTTTTATTTTTAAATACGTCTGGTAATGTAGTAGAATTAACGTTTACTTTTTTACCTTCATCGTCTTTATAATCTATATTAGGATCAAAGTAACAGCAAGGTTGAGTAGTACCGTAGTTAGTTACTCTAAGACCACTTTCAATATGTACACATCTTATACTCATATTAACTCACCTTTCAAAGCATTAAACAACTCAG